AACTTGTGGTCTAATAAAGTCTGCAAATGATCCTCTAGCATAATCAGTTCTAGCATATAACCATTTTACTGCTTCTTCAAAATCTTTCTTTTTCAGACCACTATGGATTAATTGTGGCATTGTAAGATTATCCATGTGAATATCACCATCGCCATAATCAAATTGTGATCGTCCACCAGTAGTAAATGCATAAACCTCAAATGGAATATTAACTGCTTTGCAGAAATATACGCTATGAATAATTTGATCTAATACATTATGTAATTGACTAGACATTGATCCTGAGTAATCTACTAGCATAAACATTCCATGATTTTTAGAGTCTGCTAAATGTGTAGCTCTTGAAAAAATATCATCTGATAATTTATATGCATGCAATTTGTTAACATCTATTCTTCCAGTTTTTGCAGTTTGAGCATGTTGCCATCTTTTAGCAGCTTTTCTTTGCTCAAACTCTTTTACTGCTGGCATTACAGCCTTTTTTACCTTTTTAATATATGTACCAAATTCTGCTTCTTGTTCTTCAGTTAAGATACCATTATCCCAATTTTTAGTATACCAAGAATCTTCTTTGTAAGTATTATAATTATAATTGAAATGCTCTTCTCTAAGCTTCTTTAATTTATTATATGGTACAACCGCTTGATCAAACTTTTCTTTTGAGATATCATTTGCAAATATAGAATCAGTTGACTCTGGAATTAAGCTTTTTTCCATTCCTCTAAAAATTTCATCAGTGACCGATACGTCTTCATCGGAATGCTTAGGGTTACTATTGGTGGTAATTCTTTCGTCGTCTTCATCTTCTGATTCTGTATTCTCATCAGCTTCATCATTAACGGAGGATTTTTCATTTTCAATATTTTGTTCTTCTTCATTATCGTTCTCCATGTCGTCATGACCCATAGATGTAGGATCTTCGTTTTCTTCGCCATCAAACTCTTCGTCGTTTTGAGGCACCTTTGGAGGATTCATTAAGTCTTCTTGATTTTCTTTAGAATATGCAAGTATCTCTCTGACAACATCTAATACTTCAGAAAATTCTTCAGTGTTCATTGTTTTATCAAAGAGTGCTTTTTCTTCAGGATTAAATGGTACATCAATGAGATTACCAACTTTAGCTTCTAAATTGATCTTATCAATTAACTTTACCTTATCCCAATCAATTTGTTCTACATCACCAAAGAATTCATCAGCTACTAGTTTTTTATAGCCTCTTGACATTGGGCCGATTAGTCCAGGATAGTCGTTTTTGATCTTCTTTTCAATCCTAGCATCTTCTACTACATTAATATATGACCTAGGACAACCTTCTAATTTTTCTGGGCTATCGTGCCATCCTTCGAAAGGGGTATATAATGCATGACCTACTTCGTGACCAATTAAGAGATCGGTGACATCCTTAGTAACATTTTCCCATGCAGGAAGACCTAGTACTCTATTTTTGATATCGAACCAAGCAGTTTGATAGTTACCGCTCTTTACGGTAATATCTTCTTTGGCTAGTAATTTTGCGATTGTGGTATTAATAATTCACTCCTTTTATTAATTTATAGTAGTATTGTACCAGGTCTAGGCACATTTGTACAGTGTTTTTTTGCAGAAACATGCATGTTTTTTGAATTATTTAATCTTAGAGAAGTTCCTATCCTTAAAGAACTCTATTTTAGATCTAAATTTATTCTCTAAAACATCACCTTTATGCGATATAATAAAGACATTAGAACCATCTTCCAAGGTATCTAAAATTTTAGTAAGGTTATCAATCCCATCCATATCGAGACTTGAATCAAATGTTTCGTCTAATACTAAGAGATTAGTCGATGCACTATTTTTCATTTTAGCAATTTGCCTCCATGTAAATAGTAACGATAAATCAATTCTTTGTTTTTCACCTTCACTAAATGATGCATAGTTAAAAGTGTCTCTATGTCTTGATCTGATAGTTTCAGAAAAGTTTTCGTCTAAATGGAATGCTACAAAGAAATCCAACACCTGCAAATATTGATTAATAAGCTTATTCATTACCGGTAAATATTGTTTAATGACTTTAGTCTTAATGCCAGTATCTTTTAACATTTCACCAATGACTTCATTATAGGTTCTTTCTTCAACATAAGCTAATTTCTTTTCTGTTGCAGAATCCTTTTTCTTTCTCAATCCATTTAATTCGCTCTTTGCAGTTTTAACATCTCCTGTTTGATTCTGCAAACCATCAATTTCTTTTTGTGTTCTTCCGACTTCTTTTTGTAATATAGCAACCTTTTCATTATTACTATTAATCTTCTGTTGTTTTTGTCTCAGCTGATTAAGGTTATTCATAATTTCTTTACCTTCTTTTTCTAAGGTATTGACTTCTTTTAATAATTGGTTCTTTTGGTCTTGAACATCTTTAGCTTTTATTTTTAAACCTTCTAATTTAGTTGCTTTAATATCAGCATTAATATCTTGTTCACATGTTGGACATGTATCGTTATCTTCAAAAAATCTAGCTTCTTCAACTAAAGCTTTGATTTTATTATTAAAGTCTTTATCATAAGCTTTTATATCTGACATCTTATCGTTAAAAAACTTATATTCTTTTTCTTCACCAGCCAACATAGTCTGTAGGTTTTTACCTAGATCTTGTGACTCTTGAAAAATTTCTTTAATTTCTTTCTTATAGCTTTCAATTGATTCTCTTTTATTTTCGATTTGTTCTTTGTTAAGAGATTGCAAATCTTTAATATACTTACCTTGAGCATCAATCTTAGTTTTAAATAGATCTATACTGTGATTAATATCAACTAAATCTTCTTTAATTTTTGCATTTCGTTCTTTTAGTAATTGGTTCATTTTAGAAAAAATATTAATATCTAAAAGATCTTCAATAACTGAACGTCTGGACCACGCCGGTAGTTGCATAAATGGAATGAAAGAACTACTTCCTAATACAACTACTTGGTGGAAACTTTTGTGATTTAGTTTTAGAATATTGCTTTCTAAATATTTTTGATAATCTCTAACATTAGATGCCTGATTAATCATATTACCATTTTGCCAGATTTCAAATTTTGTAGGTTTAATTGCTCTAACAATTTTAAAATCAGAATCGCCAATCTTAAACTCAACTGTAACTTCAGTATGCTTTTTATTAATTGAATTCATTAATTGCTTTTTATTAATATCTCTGTGTGGTTTACCAAATAGACCAAATGATAATGCATCTAATAATGTAGATTTACCAGCACCGTTTTGACCAACGATTAAAGTTGTTGGAGACTTATCTAACTTAATTGTAATTGGATCGTTTCCTGTAGACAAAAAATTCTTCCAGGATACGGATTTAAAATGTATCATACTACCTCTAGGTTTTGAGCTTCTGTGTATAGCTTCCTTAATTCAATTTTTAAATGTTCTTTATCTAGGTCTGTATCAACCGCTTCGACATAAGAATCTAATAGCTCAGTAGTATCTTCTAAGGATATTTTCTCGTCTTCGACGCTTTCTCCTAGATACTCTTCAAAAGATTCTGCTATTTTTAGTTCATATGTATTTACATTCTGCAGTTTATCTACAAATTTATCAAACATATAAAGATCATTTTTATTAATAACTATGAGCTTAATAAATTTATTTTCAAACTGGCTCATATCTACTTCATCATAATTTACTTTAGTATCGTCGTATATAACCTTTTTAAACATAGTAATTGGATTTCTGACGGCTTCAATTTCTCTAGTTTCTGTATCTAATATATGGAAAAACTTAGGATCATCGACATCTGCCCAAGTAAATTCCATTTGAGAACCTAGATAATGCACATTCCCCTGGGATGATTTGGTGTGGAAATGACCACTTAGTACCATTTCAAATCTAGAGAATACATCTGCACTCATTCCGTGTGGATTTGGTACACCTGCCATCATGTCAAAACCTTTTAACTCTAAATGAGCACCAAGGATAGAAGCTTCACATGACATAGCCCATTTAGTATAGTCTTGGTAATTACTATTATTAATCCAAGGGATTACTGCAACTTTACAACCATCATAATCCAATACTGTTGGCTTCATTATAATATTTACATTAGTGGTAAAATAACCCAGCAGCTCTTTGAGGCTACACAACTCGTTAGTATTTTTGAAGTATACATCATGGTTTCCGGGTATAATATCCATGGTAATACCAGCATCGCGCATAGGCTCAAGAAAATGCTTACGATTAGCATTGAGTGCTTTGAAGTTGACGAATTTTCTGTGCTCATAATAATCACCTAAATGTAAAATTTGAGATATATTGTTTTCCTTAAGATATGGGAAAAATACTTCAGTGTAAAAACGCTCTTGATATTTTAAGAATATATCTGATGAATTTCTTACACCGCAATGGGTATCGTTTAAAATAGCTACTTTCATTATTACCTCATGAATAGCTCTAATTTTTCACGAGCCTTTTCTGCTTTAGCAAACTTTTTAATCTTGGTATCTTTATCTCTAACCTGTGCAATCCTTTGCTTTAATGTATCGACATAAGCCATAGTTTCGGCTGCTGTTTCGCCATCCATACCAGCTTCTACAAATTCTTCAATACCCATTTTTTCAATAAATCTAAATTTGATATCTTGTTGTTTTTTCTCTTTAGTGATTCTACGAATAAACGCAAAATAGCAGATTTGGGTAAAGTAAGAGAATGCATTTGGTTTACCAGTTCTTGTTGCAGTTTCTAAATTATAGTTACCGATAGCCCTTAAGCAATTTTCTACAGCATCCATTACCATTTCTTCACGATAAGTATACCTCACGAAGTTCGGTCTATGAGATAGGCCTTCTGCAATTTTGATAAAACATCTTGCAATATAGTCGGTTACTTTAGGTATTTCCTGATTGGAACTTTCGGCTTGATTCTTTTCACTAACGTAATCCATAACAGCTTGAGAAAATTCTTTGTTATTTACGTAGTGTGCTTTATTTTTACTCATTAGTATTTCTCCATAATTACTAGTATTATACCATAATTTTTGTTAAATGTACAGTGTCAATTAATTTGCAGATAACACTGTACAGAATACATTTTATATGATATAATAATATAGCATACCGGGGAGGGAATAATATAGACTAATGTATAGTCTCTGGAGGTGTCTCTTCAACTGTATCATAATCATATTCTTCTTCCATAGCATGTTCTTTCATAATTTCACGATACTGATTGAGCAACTCAGCATTTGACTCTATTTTGGCCTGTGGTTGATCGCTCTGTAAAACGAAATTAATGTATTGTTGTTGTACACTATCATCGATCCCAACTGATGCGATGATTCTGTTTTTATAGATTTTAAATAAAGATGATTTAGTAAAAGGAAACCATGGGGCTAACTGATAGCTTCCCATCATATTTTGCATTACCAAAACTGGTCTCTCTACTAAAAGATTATTTTCATTATTCTGATTGATAAGAGCTAAGATCTCATCACCATTAATCATTTTAATGTGTCTAATATCTAATTTATCTTCCATATATCTATTTATATGTTTATCTCGTGTATCTCGTATTTAAACTTTTCTTTACTGTATATTTTAATTCTTACTGCTGCATGCTGTAATGTATAATTTTTCTTCGACTTCCAATGTAAATCATCGGCTATATCAAATACTTCAGTTGATTTACCATCCTTAGTCTTTCTCAATCCTCTTCCGATACTTTGAAGAACCCTAATTTGAGACTTACTTGGTGAAGCAAATATAATGTTGTGTAAACGCTTAATATTAATACCTGTAGAAAAAGTACCCATGGAAGCAACAATAATCGCGTCTTCTTGGGTCTCGGTAATCTCACGGATTTTCTCTCTTGTATCGACATCTGTTTCCCCTGACACATAAAATAATTTTCTGCTTCCTGGCCTAGGTAACTTTTCAAACTTTTCTTGTAGCATACTATGTAACGGCTTGCCGTGTTTCTCTACAAACTGAAACAATATTAATGTATTACCATCTCTATCCATAGCAAGATTAGAGATAAAATTATTTCTTGGTCCATACTTAACTATAAAATCAACTTCTTCTTGGTATTTACTTTTAGATATTTGTCTACAGATTTCATCCTTATATTTTAACAATAGTATCTTAATATCTAAATCAGCCAATGCCTTATTATCTATAAGTTCTTTAGTCGTAGTGACCTTATATACAGGTCCAAATAATCCTTCTAATACTAATTGATGTGTCTGTGTTCCATCAAGTGTACCAGTAGTTCCAATTCTGTATTTAGCTTCTGTACATTTTTCTAAGATAGCTGTTAATGATTTAGCCTTAAAATTATGAGCTTCATCGCCTATAACC